AAAGAAAGGCTGGTGCAAACCTAATGCCTCTACTTCTACAGAGAGCTGCTCGTAACGCGTTTAACGACCAAGACGATCGTATAATGACCGGTACTGGTTCTAACCAGCCACTCGGTATTGTTACACTGCTAGACAACCTAGCCTTTAACACGGTTAACGTAACTTCCCTAGCATCTGGCCTAGACTACGACTCACTCGTAGACTGCATGATGAAGCTAGACGAAGAGTACAGACATTCTGGCGCATGGTACATGCACAAGGATGCGATTGCAACCGTTATGAAACTTAAAGATTCACAGAATCTACCTATCTGGAACCGACCTGTAGCAGCTGGCCTGCCACCTACTCTTCTCGGTGCACCCGTGATAGAAACAAAATCATTAGCTGACGGTAACGCCAGCGGTGAAACACCCATCGTATTCGGCGACCTAGGCGAGTACTTGATGGTAGTTGACGAGGAAAACAGAGTCGACATCGACAGAAGCCGTTACTTCGATGAGAAGAAAGTAGCCGTTAGGATCAACTTCGCCTACGACGGAGTCCCAATGGACAAGAAAGCTTTTGCCCGTATTGAGATTACTTAATCCTTAGTGTCGATATTGGGGTGTTCAATCCAGGTAAAATTCGCATTGCGTACTGGTCATGCACCCCGACCTAATTTTAGAGGAAATGCCTAAAGGAGAAATCAAATGGCTAAAAAAGAACTATTTAATGTGCTAAGCACACCAACTAAGTCGCTCGATGTTGTGGCTCGTACTGCAGACGCCAATGGCGCATCTGTGGATCTTAAAGACTACCACGGATGTCATATCATTGTAGATGTTGACGCATTTACTGATGGATCCGTCGCTATTTCTGTAGAGGAGTCTTCTGACAACTCTACGTTTACAGCAGTTGCAGCAGCAGACCTAGAGTTTGATGTTATTAACGGCCTTGCCGCTACTGGCATTATCACCATTGATGGTGCTGCGGATGATGACCAAGCATACCACATGGCTTACATCGGATCAAAGCGTTACATCAGGCTCGTCGTTGACGAAACTGGTACAACGTCCGGTGCAATTGCAGGTGGAATGTTAATCCCGCACAGCAAGCGCAACAAAGGTAAGTTAATCGTATAACCTACCTCTAGGGGAGTGGCTTACAGTCCCCTAGGTGAAGTTTACAGGATTTATATATATTATGGCACAACATATATCAGTTACAGCATTATCCAGCTACCTAGGAAGTGGTGATACGTTCAGTGTAAATGACACTGCAGCGGCCGATTCCCTAATCCTCTGGTCTTCCGATAAGATCAGCACGGATTACTCCTTACTAGCGGGGGATACTTTTACAGGCCTCATACAGTTTAGTGGGACTACCCACGCTGGCCTGAAGCTAATATCATTGACCACCGCACAGCGAGACGCCCTAGTGGCGGCGGCTGGTCAAGTCATTTACAACACAACCACATCCCTGATAGAGGGTTACGACGGCACATCATGGCTAAACCTGGGCGCAGGAGCCGGGGGTGGGGAAACCAACACCGCCAGCAATGTCGGTACTGCCGGTACTGGAGTCTTCAAGCAGAAGTCGGGTGCGGATTTAGAGTTTAAAAAGATCAACGCGGGCTCCGCTAAGATTACAATAACGGATGATACCGGCGATGATGAAATTGACATTGATTTGGGCACTGTGGCAGTTGCGGACCTTAGCGATGCGGGGGCTCTGGCAACTCTTGCTACCGTGGGCACTTCAGAAATCGATAACAATGCTGTTACGTTCGCTAAAATCCAGGATCTTTCCACCGACACCTTCATGGGACGAACTACCGCAGGAAGTGGGGACCCCGAAGAACTCACCGCGGCCCAAGCCCGAACCATCCTTAACATCGAAGACGGATCAACAGCCGACCAGTCCGATGCTGAAATCAAAACCGCATATGAGAACAATTCAGATACAAATGCTTTTACTGATGCTGAACAGAGCAAGCTGTCTGGCATCGAAGCTTCGGCAGATGTTACGGACGAGACTAACGTAACTGCTGCGCTACCCGTATCAGATGCCACCACTATAGTTAAAGATCCTGTAGACGGAACTAAGACAATGAGAATCGACGTAGGCGCCGTTGCCACGTCCACCACGCGCGTTCTTACAATGCCTGACTCAGACGTTGACCTAGGATCCGATTTCGCCACAGCGGCCCATACACATACCCTTACAGACATTACAGATAGCGGAACCCTAGCTGCCCAGAGTACCATCGATAACGGAGACTGGTCAGGCACAGACCTAGCAGTTGCCAATGGTGGTACAGGGGCTAGCACTGCAGGGGGCGCTTTAACTAATCTTGGTGCGGCAGATGTTTCCGGGGATACCTTCACCGGACAGATTAACTTCAGTGGCACTGACCACGCGGGTATACAACTAATAAGTTTAACGACAACCCAAAGAAATGCCTTGACACCTGGCAACGGTATGCTAATATATAATAGTACTACCGGAGATATTGAGAAATACGAAGATTCAGCCTGGTCAGCGGTAGGAGCAGGCGCAGGAGCTGGCGATGCTTGGGGTGACGTGGTTGATGCGGATATTGTTCCGGATGCCGACGGAACGAGAGATCTTGGTGCGACGGGCACGAGATTTGCGGAAACATATACTGACGCTCTTGACGTCACAAACAACATCACAGTCGGAGGAACAGTCGACGGACGAGACGTTGCCGCCGACGGAACCAAGCTAGACGGTGTTGAAGCCGCTGCGGATGTTACCGATGAAACTAACGTTACGGCGGCACTACCAGTCTCGGATGCCACTACCCTAGTGAAGGATCCGGTAGACGCCACTAAGTTGATGCGTATCGATGTTGGTGCTGTAGCGACAGCTACTACCAGAGTCCTTACGATGCCGGACAACGACGTGGATCTAGGCTCGGACTTTGCGGCAGCTTCACATACACATACATTAGCCGATGTTACAGACTCAGGCGCTCTAGCCGCATTAGCTACTGTAGGGACAACAGAAATAGATAACAACGCCGTTACCTTTGCTAAGCTAGAGGACGTTGCTCAGGATCGAATCCTTGGACGAATAACCGCTAGTACTGGTGATACAGAAGAGCTCACTGCTGCTAACGTACGTACCATCATTAATGTAGAGGATGGTGCTGATGTTACCGACGCTACTAACGTAGCGGCCGCTGGCGCTGTAATGGACAGTGACATCAGTGAAGGTGAAGGTTTCTTAAGGAAGACCGGAGCCGGAGCATACGAGGCTATTAAGACTAACATAGGAGCAACAGCAGCCCCTACTGCGGGCGCCGATGTCGATGACGGTTACGCCGTTGGCTCTAGGTGGTTGGACACCACTAACGATAAAGAATACGTGTGCTTAGACTCCACTACTGCAGCCGCTGTATGGACAGAGACTACCGGGGGCGGATCTAGCCCGACCATAGGCAGCTGGACTCCTACTATCACAGCATCAACTACTAACCCCACATTAGCCTATACCACCCAAAAGGGTCATTACATCGAACTCGATGATATGGTATTCGTGGTGGGGATGATCGACATAAGTACCAATGACAACGATGGATCCGGTGCTGCTCGAATATCGGGCTTACCCTTCACTTCTGTCAACGACGGTACAGTGTACACCCCCAAGGTTCAAACTGAAGACGCGGGAGCCTCCTCTGACCAAGACACGTTCGGGGATTTCCAACCCAACACCACATACATGACCCTGACTCGGGACGGTAACTCCGACGGTAGCTGGGCAACGTGGGGTGTGGCATCTACTGGTTCATCTAATATTAAGACGGGATCCTTCCACTTCCAACTAATGTACAAGAAGGCGTAATATGAAGCACAGAATCGGCCCGTATGAGGTCTTAGAAGTCGACGGACTACTTAACCCTGATAGTCATAAAATTACCGCTAGTGGGCGGGAAACGGTCGACATCGACGAGGTTTTACAGTACCTGGTAACAGAGGGGATCGCCCACGACATACAGGCGTTATCGATCAACCGAGAGTCCGTATTGCTGTACGATGTGGATACCGGTGAAGCAATCGACTTTATTAAAGACGCCCCCGTAGGGAAGTACACAGCTCAGCCTGGCGTACTCATTGGAGCCTCAAAGCCCACTGCCGCACCCGCGGATACCGTAGTGGTTGATGGTGAGGTTCGAGAAATGACATCTAACGAGAAGTCGGATAGAGACGCGAGGGTGGCTGCTGAACAACAGCAAGCGGCCGTTGCCGACATGATGAAGATCACCTTCGAGGACATGTCGACTAAACTGCCGGGGTTAGCCTGGTATGTGATTGAATCCATAGGGTTCACCGATGCTGAGCGAAAGATCACCATACTGTCCCTGTCAGAGTTTTACACATTCGTCCAGTCCGGGCATGTAGCATTAGCAGTCTCTGAGCTAGCTAAGACTCCCGCACCTGATGGAGTGGATAGCGCTAAGTGGGCAGCCTTAGTGGCAGCCGTGCAGCAAGTAATAGATAACGCACGTTAACAAAAGGATATCCGGTGGCTACCGATTTAGAATTAATACAGTATGTGTCCGCAGCTATCAACAAGTACTGCGCCACCTCATTTAGCAGTATAGTTACCGCAACGGCGGACGTAGAGGGAGGCTCGGAGTACCTAGCCTTACCACAGGGTCCTATTACCGGCATCGTGTCCATAACGGACAGGGAAAGCAGTGTAGTTAAGACCACTACCGCCTACGACTACTACGACAACGCCAGCATGATCTACCTTATCGATGGCACCGAATGGTCCCGAGGAAGGAAGGAGGCTTGGCGGGTAGTGTATACCTACGGATACAGTGCTGCTCCGGATGACATAGAACTAGCTACCCTACAGTGGGTATCCGACCTGAAGGGACGTCCCAACCCGGGTATCAAGTCAGAGCGACTAGGAGACTACAGTGTAGTGTTCCTGGATCAGATAATGCCCCGGTCTGTTAGACAACTACTAGCACCGTACAAGAATGCGAGGCGCTTCTAATGGGCATCGGACATCTCCTAATACATACTGCCAGTGTCAAGCGACGCACGGTAACCGCAGACTCCCAAGGCGGATTCTCCGAATCTAGAGTAGAGCAGGTTGCAGCCTTACCTTGCCGGGTATCTTTAAAGTCAGCTAATGAAAGAGTAGAGGCGGGTACGGTAAAAGGCATAGGGATGTACACCATATACACTTTGTCCGGTGTGGATGTTAAGTTGGACGACCACTTTACCATCAACAGCGCAACCTACGAGATCACCGGCGTAAAGCGGCCGTCTGCAGGCACTCACCTAGAGTGGGATGCAGAGAGGGTGGAGGACGCCAGGTAATGTACAAGCGAAATAAGAACTTTGACAGGAAATTCCAGAAGCTCCTACGGACTAGACTACTGAAGGCTGCCTTTGCATTAGAAGCCGCGATAAAGGGCGCCTTATCACAATCCACAAGAGCCCTGGGTCCCTCTAGTCCAGGTGACGCACCACACTCTGATACTGGTCAACTTCGACAGAGCATCGGCTCAGGTCGAGTAACTGGTATAATGAATCCCTCCGTTGATGTGGGATCCGTAAAGGGTGGTGGCGCTCCATACGCTAAGTTTCTGGAGTTCGGTACGGCTAAGATGCAGGCAAGACCTTTCTTACGCCCCTCAGTCAAGAGACTTAAAAGAAGAATCATACAAATCATAGCAAGAGGATAGCAATGGCTCCTAATCCAAACAACATGGTAGAGGGCATATACAGCACCCTATCTGGCGATGGGACCCTAACTGCACTTCTAGGTACCTACAACAGTGCCACTGCCATCTTCTCCGGACCAAGAGTTCCTGATCAAACCGGCACGCCCTACTTGTGGATAAGACCATTAGTGGCAGTATCGGGCTTTAGCGGCAGGGACTTCAGAGGACTGGAGATGACCTTCGATATCGTCGTAGCCGTCGAGAATACTGAGAGTCAATTGATTCTCAACAATGTCATGAGTAGAGTAATAACCCTACTGGATGGACAGGATATCACAATTAGCACAGACAACTTTGTTCTGTGCAGACTTAATGGAACACAAACATTACCAAATGATGGAGAGCTGACTGGTCTGGCCATGCAGTTTGAATTCATAGTTACGTAACTTGGAGAACACAAAATGGCTAACGCTGAAAACGGAAATGTAGTAACACTGAGGGTTCTCGGTGCGTCGGCTACAGTACTAGCTGTTGGTAGCACAACAAACTTTGTTATCAATGGTACCGCCAAGGAGATTGAGACTAGTGCGAAGGGAGACTCCGTCGCCACTCATATCATTGGAAGAAGAAAATACACTGCATCAGTAAGCGGCTTTTATGTCGTAGATGATGTCGGGCAAGATCGCCTAAGAGATCTATTTGATGGGGGAACGCAAGGGACTCTACAGATCTTTAGGGGTGGTTCACTATCATTTAGCGGAACGGCTATGATCAGTGACTTAACAGAAACCTACAGCGATGACGAAGCTGCGACATTTGACATGTCTCTGGTCTTCGATGGTGACCTAACAGGATTCCCACCAACATCATAATCTGTCTTTAGGAGGGCATCAATATGAGTAAGCTTGAGCTTAATGGAAATACCTACGAGTTAGTTGCGAACATGGGAAGGATGCGGAAGATCTGCGCCTCTCTAGGGACTAATGCAATCGTGGACATTATGGAACGTTTAGAGCGCGGGGACATTGAAGTGATGTACCTTATGCTCCTAGAGTTCAGTGGTAAGACGCTGGGCGGTGATATACTAGACGAACACCTACGTCCAGAGGCCGGACTGTTAGCAGTTAGTGAGGCCTTGAACGAGTGGCTCGTGGACAAGACTAGAAAAAAGAAGTAGACACAGAGGGATCATCTCAGTCCTTTGTGTTCGATTGGTCAGAAATAATACAAGATGGGATGGGAGTGCTGGGGCTCTCCCCGTCTGAATTCTGGAACCTAACTTGGTGGGAGTACACGTACGCCCTACAAGGCTACGCCAAACGCGAGAAAGATTGGTGGGAGCAGCGGTACCTGGTTTCGTGGTATGACGGCATTAATGCACGATCTGACCCTAAGAAGAATTCCTTTAATAAGTGGCGAGCCTGTGTAATGGGTAAAGAAGCTGAGCGTCAATATGTAGAGGATATGAAGAGCAAACATCGTATAGCGATGGAACAATTAGCACATTGGGACAAAGTAAATGGCATTTAGAGAAGTACTAGGCGAGGCCGTCGTCAAACTTAAGGCGGTCACCAGGGACTTTGATCGCGGCATCAAGAAGAGTGAGGCTGCAGTTAAGGGTCTAGCCGCTAAGAGCAAGGTAGCCTTTGCTTCTATAGCAGCGAGCGCTAAAGTGGCAGCCATAGCCGTCACGGGTATAGTCGCGGGAATGGTAGCATTCTCCAGGTCTATAGACACTATGGCCAAGGAAGCCAAGCGTATTGGCGTTACAGCCGAAGAATTCCAAAAGATAAGTTTCGCTGCAGACCGCAGTGGGGTATCAGTGGAAGAGTTGCGGACTGGGTTCGCGGCAATGACCAGGCAGTTGACGGCACTAGAGAATGGGTCCGCCGCTACGGTTAAGGTCTTCCAGGAGTTAGAGTTAGCCAGTGGAAAGGCTATCGATACCGCCAACAGGCAGCAAGCCTTTAGTGATATAGTCGAGGGCTTAGCGGCCATCAAGGATGAGACGCGCAGAGCACAACTAGCGTTAGTGGTATTCGGGGAAGCTGGTCAGCGTATGCTGCCCATGATCGAGAACTTCGAAGCACTGAAGCAGCAAGCCAGCCAGTTAGGTGTGGTGATCAGTAATGAGACCGCTGCACAGTTCGAGCGGATTAACGATCAGTTCGGTATCGCAGCCGGCCTCTTGAAAGGAGCCCTGGCCGAAGGCATGGGGAACTTCATCGAGTTGGTATCCAACGCTACGGTCGCGCTAGCCAAGTTAGTCGATACGTTAGTGGGGTGGAGAACAGCATTCTTGGATCTCTTCGGTGAGTCCGGAGCATTCCGACAGTTCGCTGAGTTCGGACCACTAGGACTACTATTCGGTGGTGGGGACGACTCCTCACAAACACAACAGCAGAAGGCCAGGGAGTCGGTTAAGAAAACCGTTAAGACCATTGGTACTGAGTTAGACCAGGTCGCGGAAAAGAAACGACCTATACAATTCTCCGTAGATAAGCTCGTGTCTGATTTAGACAAAGTCATCAACGGATTTAAAAAAGGCTTTAAGCAGGGTCTTTTGGAAATAGCCAAGATAGCCCTTAACGTCACCTTTGGAGGTGGTGGAGGTGGAGGCTCCGGAATAGGAGGCCTACTGGGTCCTATCCTAGATGCCGGTAAGTCCCTACTAACTGGCGGAGCCATTAGCAGTGCAGTTAATAACGCACCACAATTAATCGAGGGATTTCTTAACTCCGAGAAGGGAGCAGAAGTCATCGGCACACTCAAGCAGAAGGGTCTAGACGCAATAGGCGTCACACAGGGACAGTTGGATGCTGGGCGCAGTGCCTTACAACAAGTGCAGGAGCGCGGTCTCGGTGGAGCCGTCTTTGACTCTGTGTCCAAGAAGGTTGGAGATTCAATAAAGTCCGGCTTCGATAGTGTTAAGTCGGGGTTCAGTGACTTCTTTAAGGGTGAAGGTTTTGGTGAGATCCCATTAATACCATCAGGCATTACACCCAAAGCCCCCGCAGGTGGGGAGTTCCTATTTGAGGGATTCAACAACGTAGCTCCGGCTATAGAAGACGCATCCAGCTCAATACTGGAGGCTGGTGACGGCTTCGGCAGCGCAGTTGATAGCGCAGGATCCGGATTCTCATCTATACTAGACAGCGTGGGCGGTGGTATATCCAGCGCATTCGATGGCATCGGCGGCCTGTTCGGTGGAGGCGGAGGCCTCTTCGGCGGTGGAGGAGGTGGCGGCGGTTTCGGCGGTATCTTCAGCTCTATCGGTAGTCTCTTTGGAGGCGGCGGTGGAGGAGGCGGAGGCTTCGGAGGAATTGGTGGAGCCTTGTTCGGAGGCGGAGGCGGCTTTGGTGGCTTCTTCGCAGATGGAGGACGACCCCCAATGGGTAAAGTCTCAGTTGTTGGTGAGAACGGCCCAGAACTCTTCGTACCAGACGCACCCGGTACCGTAGTCCCCAACGGGGCAGGTGGTGGTAGCACCGTACAAGTAGTAAATAACAACGACTTCCGGGGTGTAGATAGTGTTCGCAAGAGCGAGCTCAACAAAGCCCTGACTAGAAACACACAGACAACTCTAGACCTGGTGCGTAACGAAGTAAGGCGCAACCCACAGTTCGCTAGAGACATACGAGGACGCGGCTAGTAATGGCAATATCATACCCACTAACAATACCCACTACTCCTAAGTTTACCTCCGTGGAGTTTACCCTCGCCGTGCAGGGCACCGGCTCTGTCACTGTGTTTAGTGGTAAAAGAAAGATACAGAACTACTCCAGGCGCTTTGAATTCACGGCCTCCCTTCCGGCAATGGAAGACGAGGCGGCACGTGTGTGGCTCGGTTTCTTCGCCGCTCTTGACGGGGCAGGCGGAACTTTTACAGCAGGAGATCCCGATTACGCTGGCCCATATGGGGTGGCCACTGGAACTCCACTAGTAGATGGGGCTCACACCACTAGGGCTAGAACCCTAGAGACCAAGGGGTGGACCTCCTCAACGGCCGATATACTGAAGGCCGGGGATTACATTCAACTAGGTGACTATATGTACATGGTTGCCTTGGACGTCACCAGTGACAGCAGTGGGGATGCAACACTAGAGATCTTCCCTGAGCTAAGGACGGACGTATCAGATAACACCGCAATCACAACCGCTAGCCCCACCACTATCTTCCGCATGGGAAGCCCTAACCAGTCGTGGTTAGCGGACAGTAACGGGGTGTACACCTTGCAGTTCGCTGCTATAGAGGACTTACCATAATGGCTAGATCACTAGACTCCACCTTCCAGAATACTCTTGATGATAAGGTTATATATCCTCTCTTCTTATTGGATATTGAATTCGGGGCAACTACACTGTACTTCCACACCGGAGTCGGTACATTGACATACGACGGGAATGACTACCTGGGAACTGGAAACCTGGCCTCCATCAGTGAGCTGAGAGAGTCCGATGACCTAACCGCACATAGCATGACACTTACACTATCCGGGGTACCGTCCTCTATTATCTCCGCCGTACTGAACGATACCACGTTTGGTAACAAGGCTATCTTGAAACTGGCACTGGTTGACTCTAATGGAGTCATTATCGGGGTACCTGATCAAGTCTTCAGTGGCCTGGTTGACAGCGCAGATATCGAGAAGACTGGCCGGGAAGCTGCAGTCTCCGTGTTAGTACAACACGAACTCAGTGACTTAGAGAGACCTAGGGTCCGACGATGGACACCAGAGGATCAAAGATTGGATCATCCCACTGACCAGTTCTTTAACTTTGTGGCAGAACTGCAGAATAAGGACGTCAAGTGGAAAGAGCAAGATTAGCCATAGAGGCTATTTAAAGGGCCGTGGTGAGCATATCGCTATCCACGGGTAGTATACCATAGGGTACTGGTAGAAACGCCAGTACAGGGCAAACAAAGGGCATATAAGCAATGTTGACAAGACTACCAGACGCAGACAGTAGATTATTCAGTTATATAGATAGATGTAAAGAGACAGGATGGAAGTGGGGAGAGTTTGACTGCTGCCAGTTCTGTAATGGTTTCATTAAGGCAATGACGGACGTAGACGTATTTGAAACATGTGTGCGGGACGGAGTGTACTCCCCTTACGACGATAAGGACGGAGGTCACGGAAAGAACGGTAGTATATTCGAAGCCCTACATGCAGGTATAATGCACCTGGGAGGGAAAGAGTTACCAGAATTAATGGCCCGTACCGGGGATGTATGTGTCTATCTCAACAGAGACGGGCAGCATAATGCAGGAATGGTCGAGGCCGGACGAGTAGTATTCGCATCCAAAGAGTATGGTGTGGATTACCTAGCGTTACATGACGCTAAGATATTGAAATGTTGGAGATTAATTAAGTAATGGGTGGTGGACTCGGGTTATTAGGCACCGTATTTGGTGGCCAGTTCGGCGGACTGTTTGGTGGAGGACTCTTTGGTCGTCTACTCGGCGGCCTATTTAAGATCTTCTTATCACAGGCCTTTGCCCCCAGCCAAGGTGGCGGCGGAGGTGGTGGTGAGCAGAAGTTCAACCGAACCCTCACGATTAAGGAACCAGTAGGTACTAGACGTATTGTATACGGACGAGTACAGGCATCTGGTCACTTGATCTTTAGTGATACATCAGCGGATACCACTGCTGATCTACACATGGTCGTAGCTATAGCGGACCATGAAATACAGACAGTGGAGAAGTTCGTATTAGATGGTGATCTGATTAACCTCAACCACGCTAATAGGGTACACTCATCGGGAGACGGGATACACACCTGTTCCTCAGACGGTTTAACACTAACTATGTACACGGCCAAGACTCCTCTATACGAAGCAATCGCTGTGGGGGATAAGATCAAGGTGGCGGGTAACCCAGCAACGGAAGACAGCGTTCAGGGAACTACCCGTATAGTCTCGGCTAAGGATAAAGCTAATCGAACCTTAACGATGGACACGGCCCTGCCCACCCATCATCGTGGTAACCCCGGGACGATACAAGAGCATGTCATACTAAAGGCTGGAGAGACTGCAGCTAACAACCTACTTAGTACAGGCACGGTTACCTATGACGGCGAGACTGCTAGTGTGGTGATCGATGGGGATGGTAAACGAACCGTTACCCTAGGTTCCACATCATACAACGTGGAAGAGCAACGCACCTTCAGTGGTGGAACTGTCACCATACAGTGGTATATTAAGGTAGAGGGAGACACTAAAGTGTTTGTCTCTAACGCTACTACGACTGCTGGTACGAGTACTGACACCGGTTACGAAGAGGTAATCGAAGTGGGAGGTAGGGAGTTTGGCGATAAGGCTAGGCTAGAGTACGCCTTGGGAACAGACCCCCAGTTAGCCAGACAAAGCCTAACCGCAGAGGTACGGCAGTGGACTAGCAACCATACCGGTAACGGGGTTGCGTACCTATACGGTAGGTTCTCCGCGGACAACGATGTATTCCCGAATGGGGCCCCCAACCTGGGTGCTATCGTACAGGGCAAGAAGCTGTATGATCCCAGAACCAGCACCACCTACTGGAACAGTAATGCCGCATTAGTCCTACGAGACTACCTAACTAACACCCGATACGGTGCCAAGATACCGGAGGCGGATCTTAATGAAGCCTCGTTCATCGCTGCCGCTAATCTATGTGATGAGTCGGTAGTTAAGGCAGATGGCACAACCGAACCCCGGTATGCTGTACACACAGTATTAGATACCAAGGATGCGATGATTGATAACATCACTCATATCCTCAACGCCATGGATGGAACCCTGGCCTACGCAGGTGGTCAATGGTATATATTCCCTGGGGAAAACAAGACACCCATACTTACCCTGACTGATGACCATATTATAGGTAAGTTTAAGATATCCAACAGGGTACCGTTTCGGGATCGATTCAACACGATTAAGGGAACGTACATTGCGGAAGAGAACTCCTGGCAGGAATCTGACTTCCCCTCTGTTGTGGATGCAGCAGCTAAGGCCGACGATAATGATATAGAGTTAATAGAGGACATCGAGCTTAAGGCTGTGGCCTCTCCTTCCCAAGCCCAGCGTTTGGCTAAGATACGACTAAACAAGATGCGACAAGAGATAATGGTGGAGGGTGAATTTGACCTCGCTGCCTACCCGTTGTTTATCGGTGATACATTCTACCTCACACACGAGGACGCTGGTTGGACACAGAAGTTATTTGTAGTACAAGAGTGGCAGCTTGCCGCCCTAGATGATGACGACCAGGATACAACTGCCCCAACCCTAGGTGTTAAACTAGTGGCCAGGGAGTGGGCATCCAACATATATGACTTCGATCCTACCACGGATGAGACAGAGGTTGACCCTAACCCTAATACCTCCCTACCTAAGATAGGATCTATACAGGCCCCAACCGGCTTGGCACTGAGCTCAGGTACGGATGACTTATTGAACCTTGGGGACGGTACTGTTATCAGCCGCATTAAGGCTACATGGGATATTGCGGGGAGTGGCTTCATCACCAACGGTGGTCAGGTGGAGGTTCAGGTACGAGAATCTGGACAGATTACGTGGCAACCAGCTGGTCGTTTCTCCGGTGACCGATCTTCCGTTCACTTAACTAACGTTAGGGATGGAGTAAACCACGACGTCCGTATACGCTTTATTGACTCTGTTGGTATAAAGTCCACCTGGTCTGGGGTATTCGATCACTACGTGGTTGGTAAGACTGCTAAACCTGGCAACGTACAGAACGTTAATGTGCAGCAGAATGGAGTATTTATTACCCTAAGTTGGGATAAGGTTACCGACTTGGACTTATCGGGATATAGGATCAAACGGGGGCCAACCTGGGAAGATGCCCAGATCATCGCTAACGTTCACAAGACGGAAGTCTTCCACCGAGCATTTGGTCCTGATACACATAAACTATTAATAAAGGCAGTAGATACCACAGGTAACGAGAGTGACATCCCTGCGGTAGCGACGTTTACTGTTACTAACACACAGACTCCTAATACGGAATTCAAGCACACAGACGCTGCTCACTTCCAAGGAACCTTGGTTAACTTTACCCAACACCACACTGGTGATCTGATACCAGAGACTGATGACCTTATCACTGATGAAGGTGATACGGGAGATGAGTCTTTCGGTTGGGGTAATCGTACCTTCGAAGAGGAGTGTACGGCGGAGTTTCAGGAGATAGATCTGGGATCGGATACAGCTGTCTGGGCTTTTGGAACACTTGATTCCGCCTTGATGCCAGGAACTTCTGGTGATGTGAACCCTCGCCTGCAGATAAAGTACCGACTAGATGGTGAGCCCGCTTCAGGGGATGCCAGTACGGTTAACTTGATCACAGAACGAGGCACACCCGTAGACATGATACTGCACCACACTAACACCCTAATACCTGCCAATACGCGGGCGGCTCAAAGCGCTAGTGCGACTACGTTTCCTTTGGATGACGTCATTGGGGTTGGCAGCTTCGAGACTGAAGAGATAGATCTAGGGTCTAACATTGTGGTTAACATCGACGCGGATGTGGTAACGGAGTTATTCAGACCAGCCACTACCGGTACACCGAATGTGACTGTCTTATTTGATAGTAAGACTTCGGCGGGAGCCTATAGTGGGTTCCAGCAGTTCGATGCTGGACAGATAAACGCACGATACGTTAAGTTCAAGTTAGTGGCAAACGCTAGTACAGGGCAGACGACGATTAAATCAGCCGTCGCAGAGATATCTAATTACCGGTCGTGGAATACGCCCGGGGAAATTACTGCACGATACGTGCAATTCAGGATTAAAGTATTAACCGCTGAAGCCCCAGCACAGATAACGGGCTACCACGTGGGGGTAAGGGATTTATGAGTACGGATAAATACACACGGCCAGTCAAGACGCAGTCAACGGCGGCCTATACATCAAATATTGACAATGCTTTCGAGATTATTGAACAGGGATGCGGCACACAGTTCCACGTCGCCCCTCTGGACACTCCCGGTATGTCCGTGCAGATCGCCGCCGGTGTTCTGTTCGATGGCCCGGGTAGCGCTCCGACTAGCGTAGCCGCCACTACTAGTGGTGCCATTACTGCCCCCTCTGTCAACCCTAGGATTGATAGAGTAGTAGTAGACGCCACCAGTGGAGCCATATCAGTCATTGGTGGGGCAGAGGCTGCTTCACCTTCCGCGCCAGCCATTACCTCTGGTAAGATCCCGTTGGCTCAGATACTTCTGGCTACAAGCGACACGTCTATTATTAAGACACAGATAACCGATGAGCGTCCTGCTTGGTTCGGTAACGTCAACCCGGGAACGGGCTTAAGCTCCGTATTGGCGGATACTACACCGCAGCTCGGAGGTGACTTAGATGTACAGACACACGAGATCATCAGTACAGGGTCCAACCCCATTGCACTACACAGTAATGATGACATAGACATAACATTAGGTGATACAGCCGGTGCCAATAAGATATCCATCATGGACAGTGCGGCATCCGAGGTAGCGTCTATTAACTCGGACGGAGATATTGACGGAACCGACCTAACGGTAGATAAACTAACCTTCGCTACAGGAGTATCGGCCACCGCCATCTTAGATGAAGACAATATGGCTTCGGACTCTAACTCCTCCCTGTGTACACAGCAGTCAATCAAGGCTTACGTGGACACGGCAGCTTCTGGTGACTTTAAAAAGATTAGTGAGACCACCGCGGCAACATCTACGGCCATAGACTTCACGGGTCTAAGTTCCACGTACGAGTACTATGTGGCCGTAATACGGAATATACGGCCAACTACCGATGGTCAGGGCTTCTTTGTTCGGCTTAGCACCGACAACGGCTCCACCTTTGAGTCTAGTGCAGCCGCGTATGCTTGGGGCAGTATCAATAGGGATTCATCAGCACTCAATGGTCGGTACGATGATAGTGATAGTCGGCTATTCACAGCCTGGCAGGCCGTGGGTAACGCCACTAACGAGGGCGTGACCGGTGAACTACGGATATTTAACCATGACAGTTCTGGTCAAACTCGTGTTACGTGGGACTACTCCTACATCACCGCGGCCGGTAGTATTGTAACGGAGTCCGGTGGGGGCAGCTGTAAGTTTGCATCCGCAACAGATGCTATTCGGTTTGTATTTGCAAGCGGGACTGTTGAAGACGGAACAATTACACTATACGGAGCGGTATCCTAATGACTAATGCATACAACGCACCCAACACTACAGATAACACCCAGTCCTATGCTAGTGAAATAGACAACGGGATGGAGGTGTTTGAGCGCGGTTGTGGTAATTTGTTTCATGTCTCCCCGCAAGCATCACCCAACATGACTATGTTGATTGGGGCCGGGGTGATATATAACTACCCAGGAGAAGAGCCAATAGTGGTTGCCTCCCAATCCTCACCGACACTAGCAGCACCTTCGGGAAACCCCAGGATTGATGTGATAGCGCTTAGCAAAGCAGATGGAACTGTGAGCATTATAGCAGGAACAGAGGCAGCCTCCCCGTCTGCCCCAGCGATCTTAACTGGATTGTTTCCTGTGGCAGAGGTCTACCTTAGCCCTGGGCATTCGTCGATTGTTAGTGGGGATATCACCAACTACAGAATAACCTGGTTTAGTAACCTTAATGAAGCATTTATCACGTCAATGGCGGGGGACACCACACCTCAACTGGGTGGTGACCTAGATGTGCAAGCGAATGAGATCATTAGTACTAGCACTAACCACATAGCTCTACACAGTAATGCTGACGTTGACCTGACTTTAGGTGATGCTGCTGGCGTTAACCTGGTTAACATCCGGGACAGCGCTAACTCAGTCGTAGCTTCGGTCAACTCCGATGGGGACATTGACGGCACCGACATGACCATCGAGAAGATTACATTCGCTACGGGTGTCTCTTCTACTGCTATACTAGATGAAGATAACATGGCGGGAGATAGCAACTCTAAGCTGGCCAGCCAACAATCCATTAAGGCGTACACCGATGCTAATACCACCGGTTCTGATTGGGTTAAAGTTTCACAGACTACCCTATCCGCAACAGCCTCAGCCGTATCCTTTACCGGCCTTTCCACAACTTACTCGCAGTACAGAATTGCATTAGTCGGGGTAGGACCTACCACCAGTGATGTGGGTATACTAGTCACCACTAGTACCAACAATGGTTCCTCCTATGATACCGGAGCCAGTGATTACCAGTGGGCTCGGTGGGATCTAGATACTGGATCTGCCACCACATCCAGTGGTCACTCTACGGCAGCAGCTAATATATCCGTGAGGAGCGCTGGATCCAGTAATGGGTGTGGTAATACGGAGACGATGGATGGGACGATCAGCGTAGTTGACCCCGCGGTTTCAGGCTATACCCACGTATACTTCCACTCTGTGTGGCAAATGACCGGAGGAGAATTCCTAGTAGTCAAGGGTAGTGGCTATCGGGCAAGTACTACTGTGGTTAACGCAATACAACTAGCCTGGGAGTCCGGGAACTTCCGAGGCACAGGCACAGTTACACTATATGGATACAAGGCGTAGGAGATTATAATGGCCAAAGATCAAACTAAGATGTATAAACTAGTTGACGGTAACCGCGTTCTGCTTGGTTCAGAGGAAATGCAGGCGGTTAAGGCTGAGTGGACACAGAATACCGTAGATCGTGCTGCGGAGAAGCAAGCACTAGACGATAAAAGATTGATACGAGAGTCCGGCCTAGCTAAGCTAGAAGCGCTGGGACTAACCGAAGATGAATTACTACAGCTATTTGGAGATTGAAAAAATGAACCCCGAAGTGATGGTCGTGGTAGGCGCTATCTTAGGTATTCCCGTACTGAATACCTTGATAAATAAAATGCTTTCCAACGATGAAAAATATGTACAGAAAGAGATCTGCCTTCACCTGCTGCACATAGCAGAGGCTCTAACAGAGCTACGGCACGACCATAAGCGAGACACTGAAAGAATCATTGACAGGCTGGCTGGCAGAGTCGTCCACCGCGACTAATAGATTAAAGAATTGCCCTCCGACACCCCGATGCCCTCGGGGTGGGTACCTACTTCCTTAGGGAGGTGGGTATTTTTTTGTGCCTAAAAAAAGCCCCCGGTTTCCCGGAGGCTGCTGTTATCGAATCTCGTCCCAGTCCACTTGTCGCATCTTCTCTCGTAGTCGCCTTCTTCCTCTACAGAAGTGTTGCCGCACTGATGTCGCATCCATTCCAAGTTCCATCCCGATTCCTTCGTAGTTGTATCCCTGTAAATATAGATCCCAAACAATCCTTTCGGTCTTAGAGAGGTAACTTAATATCACCTCTTCCTTGACGTCTGGTTTCCACTCTACAGTACCCAGGGTCTCCCACTGTCGTGGTCGAACAACATCCTTGGGTATCATCTTATTCCAGTTAGCCCAGTATCGATACCGAGCTTTGTCCTGGCAGCGTATCGCCCATGTAATGAACTCCTCCACTTCAGGATCCCACCCCTTTTCCTCATCTAGAAAAAGGCTATACATAACTATATAGCCGTCGTCTAGTATATCGTTCAGGTGTGGGTAACTCTTACTCCAGTACATGACGTTGCGTGCCAGCCTATCACGAACGTCCTCCGTGTATTCGATCAGTAGCTGGTCAATATCGGTGTAGATAGCCATGGTTTATTTCTTTCCTAAGGACACAGCGATGCTTTTCATAGCAGCGATCAATGCTGGAGCAGCAATGTCATCGATCTTATTGTCCGTACTGGCGGCCAAGTCTAGGATCTTCCTGTGTACCAATTCACTTTTAAAGACGTATTTAACTAGTAGTTCCATAAGCATGTTATACATGTTTCTTTCCTTTTGTTTTGTGTTCTATGCATAGATAGTGTCCTATTCCCACTGCATCCAAGAAGTCAGGGTAGACACCACATCCCTTCTCCTTTTTGAAGTCCGTGTTCCCTACTCCGAACTCATCCCGAGTATCGAACCTCTCGGCCCCAGGCCATGTGCCCCAGGCTCCGTAGACGTCTTGCAGTAACTCTTTTCTATCTGGTTTCTTTACTCCCCTAGTCCATATTCGGGGGTTGATGGTTTGTGTATCTTCACAGACGCTCCACTTGCAGATGGCGTATAGTGCCCCTGCGAGGAAGAACATCCCCTGGTTGGGGAATGTACTAGATGCTGGTTCCTCTATGTACACTGCATCAACAGTGTAGTCTGTCAATAGCTTCGGCCTAAGCGCCTCTATCATACCCTTATACATCGGGTACCCCTTACACTTCCCAGCTAGTGGGTTGGTCACCTGGCAGACATCTATTATAGTCATACCGCTCTTCTCTATCACTACGTGTGCTAGGCCTGTGTGTCGAGTACCTGGGTCGATTAATAGTGCGGAGAACATTATAGTAACCTCCCTATCCAATCACCGTTCTCGTCCAACACCATAGGCTCAATAGTAGGCTTACCGTTAAGTATAATACCGGATGACATGATAGACTTACGCAGGTGACGCTTAGCGTATGCAAACCCAACCTTTTTGTGATCCACTAATGAGCCTACAAACATAGACCACATCAGCTGCTTGGGTGTAGCTACATACCGTACCTCACTAAAGGTGTGGTGGTGACCAAACACACAGGGTCCGCCCATGTTCAGGGCTCTACTGATACCTGCGTTAGCTCCTCCAGCTCCTGCTCCCGTTACGTCTCCGTGGTGGAAGTAGATGCCATCTATGTCCAGCTCTTCGTGAAAGACCCAACCCTTTGGTAGCCCCATCCACTCATTGTATTCCTTAAGGAAGTGGCTGTGGATCATGGCCCTCTGTGCTGATCTCTTGAGTCTCAGGTCGTGGTTGGATATCAGAATGGATACCTTCGGGAAGATCTTAGCGATCTCCTTATTGAAGGTCAGCATCTGTGCAATCTCATCGCTCTGACTCAAGGCATCCGGGTCTTTGGCCCATGCCCCTAAATGGTAACTATCTGTTAAGTCACCTATGTGTACTATCTTGGTGGGTCGGTACTTCTTCTTCATTGCCTTCAAGAAAGCAAGACAGTCTTTGTGCTGGAAGGGGGCTTGTGTATCCCCTATCACCAGTATTTTCTCTTTAGAATCATGCCACTGTTCCATTAAATAATCCTTCCGTGATGTTGCCAAGCATTTACTCTGTCTCGGTGCTCCGCAACGGTTACCCACTGTAGGTTAAGTACAGTGTAATCATGCTCATAATGTATACGATCTAGGCAGGGAGTAAGCGACTTGTCGTACTCACTGGCCTCCCATTCTCCAAACAGATGCTGGAAGTCCGGGTGATCAAGGGACCAGGCGTAGAACTCCTCTCTACCCAGCAGCTCCCTATTTCCACAGGCGGTGTAGCTTCTCGGCTGAACTCCAGTTACTCGAGCCTCTAAGTTACAGTAGACTCGCATTAGAAAACCCCTCCTGGTCTTCTCGTACCGCTTAGTGATGACGTTGTTAACCCTAATCCGATACTCCCGCTGCTTCCTATTCTTTTCTTCTCTAGAGTCTGGCATACTGCCCCCTAGTTATGGGAAACTCGAATAGCTCCCCTTCCTGACGTCTTAGGTAGATCAACCGTGACTGCTCTACTAGGAAGTCATAACTACAACCCGCCTCTTTGTATAAGCGGGCAACAGACCTTGGTAGGTCACCCCCTACGCCTAGAAACTTACTGGCCTTTACCTTACCTATCCCAGGGCACCCCGGAATATTATCCGTTGCATCCCCTGTTAAGATCTGGTGAAAGAGATTGTAATGTCCCTCATACTTGCTAACCACACAGCAAACCCCGGTGTTGTAGTTATAATGTCTGCCTGGCACCTGCAACAGGTCCTTGTCTATGGCGGCTATAATACAGTTACCTTCGTGTTTAGTGGCTAGTATGGCTACCTGGTCTTCTGACTCTTCTTTAGTACATAGTACCGCATTCCACGTCTTATGGAGATACTCTTTAGCGGCCTGTAGCAGAGCCGGTTTCTCGCCGGCCCTGTTTCCTTTGTATGGTTTAGTGACAGCAATGTCATCTCTGAATATGTGTTTCCCCTCCCAGTGTTCAAGGAACAGTTTATAGTCCGTGCTTCCGCACTCATGTAGAATCTCTGCCATCTTCTTATCGATGCTGCTATGCAGTAGAGACTCCTCGTCTGCTCCGTACGCCATAGCATAAGCGATACTATCTCCGTCAATTAAGACAATCATTACATGATCCCCTCAGACTTGACCGCAGGTTTAGCCTCACGTAGACTAAACATCTTCTCAGCCTTAGAGCCGCTGAAGTTGGTAGCCCTGCTGATCCACTTAACGACTCCCTCTGTAAGAGCCAAGGCAGACTCCTTAGTAGGCTCATAAAAGTCAAAGATGAATACTGATGACTTAGCATCAGGTAGGTCCATCCCCGCAACGTCCGGGATGATCTGATCGATGTACCCTTTCTCCCCGATGACCAGGGTTACCGTCTTACCCAGTAGCGATCCCTCGTCGAACGAAGCATTAAGCTTAGCCGTCGGGTCGATACTCTTTAGGAACTTGGGTAGCTTAGCTTTCTCGTGTAATGAGTTAGTCAAACATACCATCTCCATGCGGGGCATCTGCTCCCCATTGATCTCCACTGTCGAGCCTGGGACCTCAAACCAGAACGACACTTGATCTAGTACCTTGTCTCCAAACTTTTCACTCTTCTTGAGTTGTTTACCCATCCCAATGATCCGAACTAGTCGAGCTGGGTACATGCCTTCAGGCATACGATCTCTTTCAAAACCTCCGCCTCCACTGTTTCCTTCTTTAAAGATGCCCATCCGCATTCTCCTTGTGTTGTTATTTGGCTTGCGCCCAGTTATATCCTATCCCAACATCCGTATGTGATGGGACTTGTAATTGTACCGCTGTCTCCATGATCGTCTTGATAACCTCTTCTAGGCCCGGCGGCCCACTAAACAATAGTTCGTCATGAATACAAGCCAACGGTACCAGCCCATACTCATCATATGCTTTTATCATAGCGGCCGCAGTCTGATCGAATGCCCCGCCTTGAATCAACTTGTTCAACGCTTTGTACTCGAAGCCCGGCTCAACCCCTGATCTCCTGCCCAGTAAGGTCTTGATGTACCCCTTCTGGCTACTGGCGTTCTGGGCGTACTTGTTAAGGGCGGCTAAGTAACCTGCTCCTTTAGTATACTTCCTCTTCACAGCCTTAGCCTGGGCCTCTGTAACCCCCAGTGTGGCCGCTAGTTTAGTTATACCCATGCCGTAACTTAATCCCAGGTTAACGGTCTTAGCGTGTGGCCTAGATATCTCCGCCATAGCGGCTACCCTACTGTGTAGATCTAAGGTGGGGTTCTCCCGAAAGGCTTCCGCCAACTCTACACCAGATGCATCCCCTATCAGCTCCGCGTAGTGTACCTGCAACCTCGGCTCCTGTGAGCTAAAGTCAGCTACGTACAGTATGTCCCCTTCTTCTGGTAGGAAGAGCGACCTAAAAGCCGGACCTAGCTCGGGATCCCTGGCGGGAACCTGCTGAATGTTAGGGTTCTTACTGCTGAACCTTCCCGTCCTGGCTTCCATTATGTTCATCTCCGGGTGTAACCTATCACCCTTTGCGTACTTAAGAAAGGATTCACAGAACGAGATAGCCTTACTAATGGCCTTACAGTTCTCAAACTTCTGTACCCTGTGGTCCCCGCGGTTAGCCTGTATCCAGTTCTTTCCATAACCAGGCTTTCCCTTTAGGTCCTCTACGGGCGGGTACCCTAGGCTCTCTGCCCATTCATTCACGGCTGGGACTGATTCATAGTTAAAGACTATACCCGTATCCCATAACTCTCGCTCAGCCCGTACTAAGTCCAGTGTCAGCTTGTGCTTCAGCTCACGAGTGCCGTTTAAATCAATTCTAAGGCCCTTCATGCGCATTTCTACCGTCACAGGTACCAATCTACTGAAGAACTTATATTCTTCGCCCAGGGCGCTTAAAAAGCGTTTATGGAGGTCTGCACATAAGTTCACGTCTCGGATAGCATACTCCGCTACGATCCCACTAGCTGCCTGTAGTCGGCCTAATTGGGGCCAGAGATCATTCTTTACCCGAGATACTGCTGCTTGGTGCGCCTTAGTCCCGGGGTTCGCATTATAATAACTCTTCAAGGGCTTTATTAAGCCCAGGTTAATGGCTTCTTCAGCCATGGTGTCTGTCAACTTACCTGTACCTAGAAACTTCTGAGCTAGAGCATCCAAGCTGTAGGACTTAAGGAGGTTATCTTCTAACTTACCGCCTACCATGGTACAGTAAATAGTCTTACTCTTCATCTCTTCTGCGGTGACTCCCATCATGCGGGCCGCCTGACATTCATACGCAGCGTTGTGGGCCACCCAAGTGTCGTGCTGCCTCAACATGTCTACGATCAACTCATAAGCGGTCGGCTCAGCTAAACAGTCCGAGTAAGTGGTGGGGCCATCGTCAACCTTCATAGCTGCCCCCAGGATTAATACATCACCGGATGGAAACCCGGGGCCCAGTCCGGCTTGGATGCCATAGTCAACTGTCTCAAAGTCAATGTATAACGTTCCCATTATGAGTTCCTAAGTTCTTTAAAGTGATTCATTAACATACCAAACGACCTACTACTCTTTAATAACCTTACCAAGGCTGCGGCTTCGGTAGCACTAAGCACTACACTACCCCTATGCCAAATCTGATGTTGTAGTTTACATCTGCTGTTATTCTGCTTCATTACATTATACCTTCTTGTTCAGCGTATAACTCTATTCTACCAGTGGTGTGATTATAAGTCAACTTATTACCCTGACCTAGTTTCCCGTAGTGTCTGTTCTTGACGCAGTGGTATTGAGTAATGCTGTCTTCCCCTATGTTGCCTCTACTAATGGAGATCGCGGCGTCCGCTACCTGTTTAATACTACTACTACCCTTAATACTGTCAAGGGTGGGCACTGCTCCGTCCTCGTAACCCTTCACGCCGTCCTGCCTCTTCCTTACGTGTACTGCCAATATTATAGTACATCCTAGTTCCTGTGTCAAGGATTTTAATCTATACACCAGTTGGTGCAAGTGTTTGTTCTCGTCATCCCCAAACTCACTAGCCAAGGCGTGTAAGTGGTCTATCACCAGTACCTTACAGTCACAGCCCTTCACGAGGTACCTAATCTTGTTTACAATACCCATCTCGTTGATGGCACCAAATGCCTGTTCAAAGTAGAACCGATTGCCCTTGAACATCGTTTCCCACGCCTTTTTCATGTCCTCCGGGTCCACTGAATCCTTGTTCAGTACGTCCAGCTTGACACCCAACTCCATACCTACCAGGCCCATAACCGTGTTCTCCAGTGACTCCTCTAGGTGCACTACTCCAATGTTATAGTCAGTGGTCTTGTGTAGGTGGTATTCTAATTCTTTTAGCATGGTGGACTTACCAACCCCTGTACCCGCGGCTATAAGAACCAGGTCATCGGGACGAATTATGGGAAGGATTTCATTGAGTCCCCAAACCTTAGGTAGTTGGAATACGCTATTAAGGCTGAACTCTTCTAGCATTTGCCAGGTGTCCGCACTGGGCACTATACCCGCTGGACTGTATACTTTAGCTCCCCATATAGCGTGATAGAACTCCTTACTCTTTCCAGCCTTCAGCATGTCCGACGCATCATTCTCACTGAACGAAGCGATAGCTGCCTTACCCGGGGACAGTAGCTCGGCTGCCTCCGCTGCCTTCTCTAAGTCTACCTGCTCCTGGTCTACAGCAAACACTACCTTCTCAAAACCCTCTAACCATTCTAACTGAGCCTTGACGGTCTTGATTAATACTGCACAACCAGAGGGTGAGGACACTGCACAGTAGCCTCGTCCATTCTTTGCGTGCTGTCGGCTCATTTGGTGAGCTGCCATTGCATCTTCTTCGCCTACGGTAACTATGCATAGCCTATCGCCTCGTCCGCCGTTAGACCAGCAGTGCTGTCCAAAGAACTCCAGTACGCCACCCACGTCACCAACATGACCGCCCTTGAAACTCTTCGGTAAAGTCCTGCATCGGTACCCTATATGCTCCCCGGATCGATAAGTGGGGTAGTACCGCCTGTTTCCATTCTCCTTTACTCCGTACTTGGCAGTGGTAGCCTGGCTGATCAGTCTATCAGGGATTGCCTGACTAGGCAAGGCGTTGATCTCTGACATCTGCCCCATCCGCACAGGGACTGCCTCGATTACGACCTCTTCCTCCTCATCAACATCCCAATTAAAGGCTTGAGAGCAGGAGAAGCAGAATCCATCTGGTCCAGACTCTACGTCATAGCGTGCTGCAGCATCCGAAGACCCACACTTAGGGCACTCTTGGTGTGCTTTCAACAACTTGCCCATTAGTAGCCCTCCTCATCATCGTATTCCTCGTCGTATTGCTCTTCAATCAAATCACTAAGAGCCTCTACTATATAAACGTAATCCTGGGCTGTTTCTACAGCCTCTAACATGTCCTGTACCTTAACTACCTGTACCGTACCATCATCGCAAGGTATAGCTACCTCGTGGCTGAGGGAAAACTCTACCTCTTTATCACCGTTCTCCGGAGACAGCCTCAATACGGCCTCCCTCCAATAACTAAGTACTGCGCCATCCATTACTCGTCCTCTGTTCCATTTATGATCTCGAGCATCCTATCCCGCTGTACCATAACTATACAGCTTTCGTATTCCATGTCAGGATCTCTCCACACAATCTCCCCCAACCACTCTGGGTGGGTCACGTACATAATATACGGATTGTCCTTACTAGTCTTGTTGTTCCCCATCACGTTTCTGCTCCTGCAACCGTTTAAAGTATCTCTTTGCTAATGCCTTCTCCTGGCAATGATGCTTCCCATAGAACAGTATCGCCGCTACCAGTATACCGAGTGCTATCTCCATATTAACGGCTCCCCTCTTCGTGTATCCATAGCATAAACAAGGCGCTTGCAGCGATGTGGGCCCAGTGACTCTCCCCTGTCTCCTCGTCTACCTCAATTCCCTCCAGTAAGTCGGCCCAGTGTCGACCTACTGCACCTAAATAAGCTTCTTTGGGGTACTTCTTCCAAGACTGCGCTCCGTGCTTACCTGCCCCGTAGCCCAGGACCCGGCCCACTGCTAATAGTGACTTGCCGGGTAGTAGGTCCATTCGGGATTTGTGCATCTTCTCCGCTACTCGTTGCTTCTTCATTACTTAAGCTCCTGGATATCACGACTGTGACCAGCTTTAATGAGGGCTGTCTTGATAAGAATAATACCCTTACGATCTCCAGCGAACAGGAACTCCATGCGTTTACCGTTAAACGTGGGACCCGTACTAACTACCTCTACTCCCACTTCCGGTGCCGCTGCTACAGCAGACGCAAAGTCAACTGCAGCCTCAGCGGTGGGTAACCTGTCCAAGTAGTACAAGAACGCACTGGAATCGGCACACAGCGGTGATACCAACAACATTAATGCTACTGCAATTGACCTAAACATTTTATCCTCCAACAATGGTTAATAGACTTTTGACAAACTTCTCCATCGGCTTCCGGCCTTTGGTGAACTTGTGAGTTAGGTCGTCTTCATCTAACTCAGCTACTGTCTCTGTCTGTAATTGTACTGCATATCGCATTATCATGTCAACCACTAACCGTCTTTTAGCCACAAATATCGTCTTGTCTAGGATAAACCAAGCTAGTCCTGTCAAAATGGATGCGTCTCCCCCCGATCCAAACATATAATCTACTATGTCATTGGCTACCTCTACTGCTATCTCCTTCCTGTGTAGCTGGTACAGCCGAGGTGCAATCAACCGACGTCTAACAAACCGCCGAGCTTTCTGTACGTCCCCTCTGTACTTGATGATGTTGGCTACGCCCTGGGTGATCCCTTGGGCTATGGCTGCTAAGCTAAATAAACTCATAATGAATCCGTTCGGTTAAAGATGTAGTCCGCTATAGCTTTCAAGTCAGCACTCTTGCCAACGAACCGAATATTCCCATTGCTCATGGAGTACGTAATGCCCTGACCTTGACAAAACTCCTTGATCACCACCTCTTTCTCCTCGCTAATAGCAGCAGGTGGTACAAACAGTACGCTGAACACCACAGTTCCGTATGGTTGCACAGAAGCCACTTCTACGCCCTCTAGTGAGGAAAACAGCGCGTGCCCAGCCATACCCCCCAGGATTAGAGATATTGCAGCCACGGCGCTGTAAAGGGCCTTCACTGCAATCTTACTAATTACACTCATAATATACTCCTTAAATTCCTATGTTCTCTGGATACATGACAGCGTAGAGGTAATAGTTGGTACCTCTCTGCATATCATCACTGTACCCTTCGTTATTGTTAAGAAACGACGGGGTGCCTGATTTCATCAAGCAACTTTGCGTCATAATGGTTATGGAAACATCCGCCAAAAGCGCTCGGCCAAGATCTCGCTCTATCGCACGAAACTGTCCTTGTAGTTCCATTACTGCGATAGCGGCGATCATACTATCTACTCCCTCTCGGTACTGACCTAAATCACAGGCCTGTGGTACCCCGGGGTTCTGCTCTGCAGCGTGAGTCAATTGGCTGACTAGCGTAGCTAACTCCGCTCCATGGAAGTTAGTAAGATTGAATGTACTCTCGTGTTTGTGTGCCGATCCGGCAAGTTGAATGTCCATGTCACCTCTTAATAATCTATTTTACCAGGGAATCCCTCAGTCATTTTACTGGATGGGGTAGTTCCTGCCTTAACGGCATGTTTAAGTTCTTCGATAAGGATGCCGGCACCTAGTAGGCACCGCTCAGTTTCTGCTTGCGCTCGCTTGATGGCGAGGTAATGTCCGTCAGCTCTTTCTGCGAACTTCAGGTGGGAGTTCAGGCGCCGGTATGATAGCCGGGTAAACTCCTGTAACTCCCGCAGTGCTTCTAGCATTTCGTTATTTTCCATATTTCCGGTCCTCTAGCTCTAGGTTCTCGTTAATCCACTCAAATAGGCATTCATCGTAGAAGTCAGGGTTGACAGCCTTAGCAATCCACCACATAGCCATGGTGGCCTCGGCTTCATCAACGAACTGTCCGATATGTGCTCCGTTCTTCCAAAACAAGTCAAACACAGGAACCGGGGCGTCTCTTAACATTGCGTCTATTACTAAATTCATCATCTTATGACCTCTTGTTTACTAATTCTAGCGCTTTTACTACTTTACGTTTACCGTTGTATTCGTCAGTGTCGGTGTACATCTCACCTAACACAATCATAGCTAACACAATTAATATTATACGCATTGTCCGACCTCCATCCTCCTGATGGCTTTATCTAATCGTATGAGTCTATCACACAACTCCGCCACATCTAATCCAGCGGCTCTGTTTATCATAAACTGTAAGTGTAGGTGTGTCCTGTAATCTTCCAGTGTTTGTATCTTGGTTAATGCGGCCTTGTCCATCCCTAGTCTCCTCACCTTGTTTCCTCTTGCCTATACTCTTCATTATAGCAAGAACCACATACCTTGTCAAGCACTATGTGTGTATTTACTATTATCAAGGGATCTTAATGGTATATGTAGGCTGATCTTTGCATAAGTGGGGGTATATATTAATTTATCTTTATGTGGGGGTCTAAATGTCACAAAATGTCACAACCCATTCTACAAGTATTAGAAATACAAGAGAGCGAGCGAGTGAGCGTTAGCGAACGAGCGAGCGAAGTGCGGGACGAGCGCACTAGTAATAATCAAGTAAATAAGCAAGAGGGCAGTATGCGATATTTATATAACTTCTTCCACTTTATTGGAACGGTTGCTAAAGCAACTTACAAGACATTAGCAGTAGTCATTTCAGCAGCCTTAAGCATCAGCCTGTTTACTGTATTTCTTATATTTCTACCAGCTATATATACTAGTATATTGTTTGGTGTTCATGTTAGGTGGTTGTTCGAGCAGCCGGTTACGAGCGAAGGCGAACGAAGTGAGCCTGAGCGAGTAATAACTACAGAGAACTCATGTAGGAAGATGGTTCATGCTTATAGCAGAACACCAAGTAATAAGTGCTTGTACACCATAGCAGAATTACAGAAGATGGTAAACAACCCAAGGCCGCACAATGAAGCTATTTGATATTAGAGAAGACCAGGCCTTTACCGTCGATAACCGACTGTTTGTCAGATACTCAGGTAGATTACAGTGGTTAACGGATGATGGTAAGAAGCACATCTTGGTGGAAGATGTGACCACAGGGGAACTAGTACCTTTCCCACCAGAGACGCAAGTAACATACATGTGTCCTTTTTATGATGAAGCACCACAAGAACGACGATAGGACTACATTGGGCACAACACCAACTAAACGGGCAAAAGCAACAGCATTACGCACATACCATAGGCCTACCGAGAACGGTAAGTTAGAGACCTGGAGTCAGGTGGTAGATCGTGTAATCAAACATCAACATTGGCTATGGGCTAGGGCCCTTAATAGAAAGCTAGGAAAGAAAGAGCTAGCAGAACTAGCCGAGTTAAAATCCCTTATCATGGATCGCAGGATCGCACCAGCTGGACGCACATTGTGGTTAGGTGGTACTGACGTTGCTAAGACTAGAGAGTCTAGCATGTTTAACTGCTCCTTTACTCACTGCGAAACCATACGAGATATAGTGGATGTTTTGTGGTTATTACTGCAAGGCTGCGGAGTAGGGTTTAGACCGATCACAGGGACATTGAATGGCTTTAGCAGCTACATACCCAACATAGAGGTGAAACGCTCTACACGGACCGAGAAAGGGGGTAGAGAGACGAACCTTGAGACCTTCGACCCAAAGACTAAGGTGTGGACCATATCCGTTGGTGATTGTGCCATGGCCTGGGCTAAGTCCATAGGTAAGCTACTAGCCGGTAAGTACCCAGCTGAAACATTGGTATTAGATCTAACACAGATAAGACCAGCAGGGGAAAGACTAAAGGGATACGGGTGGATATCCAGTGGGGATGAGCAGATAGCGCAAGCCTTCCTAGCAATAGCGCATATACTGAATGCTAGGGTAGACCAGCTACTAACCAAGATAGACATACTGGATGTGGTAAACCACCTAGGTACCATACTCAGTAGTAGAAGATCAGCAGAGATAGCCCTATTCGAATATGGGCAACCAGAGTGGCAAGAGTTCGCAGTAGCTAAGAAAGACTGGTGGGAACACAACAATGCCCATAGACAACAAAGTAACAACAGCTTACTGTTCGATACCAAGCCTACCAAGAAGGAACTACAGGTTCTCTTCGCTATGATGGAGGATGCGGGTGGCAGTGAGCCTGGTCTCATTAACGGGGCGGAAGGCCTAAGGCGGGCACCATGGTTCAAGGGATGTAACCCCTGTGTAGAGATCCTACTAGGTAACAAGTCCTTCTGTAACCTAACCGAAGTAAACCTACTGGCCTTTGTTGGAGACAAGCCAGCGCTGCATAGAGCACTTGCCTTAGCAGCCCGAATGAATTACAGACAAACCCTAGTAGACCTTAGAGATGAGGTACTACAGGAAGCATGGCACCTAAACAACGAATTCCTACATCTTTGTGGTGTAGGGCTTACCGGAGTGGTTGGTGTAGATCTAACAGCATACGAACTAAGACGTATGCGGAATATAACCATTAGTGCTGCATATAACATGGCACTAGAGGTCGATGCTCCTCTACCCAAGAACGTTACTTGCATTAAGCCATCTGGCACGCTAAGTAAGATCATGGGATCTGAGGAATGGGGTGAGGTACCTGAAGGGGTACACAAACCGATGGGTAAACATATCTTCAACAACATCACACACTCTAAGCACGACCCTCTGGTCGAGCAGTACCGGGCCTCGGGATATGATGTGATAGAGAAGCCATATGAGCCTGAATCGGTATTGGTAAAGTTCCCGGTTAAATACGAACGTGTTTCGTTTGATCGCATGACTGTTACCAGAAAGAATGGATCTACCGAAGAAGTAGATGTTAACCTTGAAAGCGCAATAGTGCAGCTCGAACGCTACCGTCTTCTCATGGAGAACTGGTGTGAACAGAACGTATCTGTCACCGTTTCTTACAGCCCAGAAGAGGTACCTGAAATAATAGACTGGCTGTTAACTCATTGGGATTCATATGTTGGTGTGTCCTTCTTATATCGTAACGATCCTACCAAGAACGCAGAAGATCTTGGTTATGCCTACCTACCACAAGATGTAGTAACGGAAGAAGAGTGGACCAGGTACAACAGCGGCCTAAAGGACATTGACTTTGATGCCCATTGTGCTGCAATTGATGATGATCAACTAGAAGATGATTGCGCAGGAGGCTCATGTCCAATCCGTTAATGTTAATCAATATTGAATGTCCTATGGGACAAGAACCAGAGTACCAGACAGACGGCGCATCAGGTGCAGATATCAGAGCACGTCTACCCGCACCACTAACCATAAAGCCCGGAGAGGCTAAGCTAATGCCAACCGGTATTAAGATGGCCATTCCACTAGGCTACGAGATACAGATTAGGCCCCGGTCGGGCTTAGCCCTGCATCACGGGATCACGGTACTTAACACACCAGGTACCATAGACAGCGATTACAGAGGGGAGATCCAAGTAATCCTCATGAATCACAGTAACGTAGAGTACACTGTACGACCAATGGATCGAATAGCACAGGTGGTACTAGCTCCAGTAGCTAGGGCCCTATACCAACACGGACCTATTGACGGCAGTGAGCGTGGTGCATCAGGTTTCGGGAGCACCGGACTGTGAAGAACACCAGGGTAGAAGACCTGGTGACCAGTATAAGTAATGATGTATTCTGCCTAACTAACCTACCCGAAGTAGTGAAAGGGGCATTATTCAGTAAGTATAGCCGCACTAAGAAGAGTATTAAGCAGCTATTAGCAGAAGAATACGGAGAAGAGCAGGCATCTGACTTCTATGACCGCATACTAGACGGTTATGGAGATGACAGCATAGGAGAACTGGGAGGAGCACACCTCGCCCTAGAGAACATCTCCATGTTAGCCGCTAAAGAGATACAAGACTGCCGGATAGGTGGTTCCCCACTAGAGAAGTCGACTAGATACATAGAATTCGATGACAAGGTGGACGGTAAGTACCGATATATCAGAGAGCCCATGCTAATGCAGAGCAACGGGGCTGATCTGTACGAAGATACATGCGATATGCTGTTTTCCACGTATACGGCCCTTAAAGGCCCGCTAATGGCATATCTCAATGAGCAGTACCCTTACCAAGGGGAAGGCTCGAAACGCGCATACAGCGCAAGTATGAAGGCTAGAGCGTTAGATTCTCTCAGGGGTCTCCTGCCCGCCAGTACAACGACGAACATGGGCGTGTACGGCAATGGTAGATTCTTTGAGGGTTTGTGTACTAAGCTTCACGCAAGTGAACTGAGGGAGTGCCAAGATCTGGCACCCCATGTACATGAGCAATTATCGCAAGTAATCCCCTCCTTTGTAAGGAAAGGAGATAAGGAACATAGACACACCAAGGCGCACCTAAAGTACCTGAAGAGTGTAAGATACGCGCTGAAGTACTACTGCCCCATTGGTAGGACTGAAACCGAAAGTAACGTTAGATTAGTGGACTACGACCCGGACGCCCCCTTTAAGGTAGCGGCGGCCCTACGATACGAGAATAGCAGCTCTACACTAGACGACTTACGCCCAGCACACACATTACATTGCCGCGATATACTGCGGGCATCAGTGACTGGAAGAACTAACAGGCGGCATAAGAGTCCAAGAGGGCTAGAAGTGGCCAACTACACCTTCGAGATTACATCTGATTTCGGGTGTTACAGGGATCTACAAAGACATAGGATCCTTACGCAGGGCAGACAAACTTTAACACCCAAGCACGGGTACAGCGTTCCTGCTGACATAGAGGCTGCCGGACTGACTGATCAGTTCGTTATGGCCATGGAAAAGGCCCGCATGTCGTACTACACCCTTAGTGAACTATGCCCAAAGGCGGCACAATATGTAGTGCCCATGGGATTTAGGGTACGGTGGTACGTACACATGAACCTTCGAGCCTTACAGTGGTTGTGTGAATTACGGTCACAACCTCAGGGGCATATCGGCTACAGACGCACTGCACAGGATTTAGTACGCAGGGTAGTAGAGGTACATCCCGATTTTAAACTATTTTTTCGCTTTATGGAGTACGACGATGGGGGATTGGGACGACTGGATCAGGAGCAGCGTAGCGCAGAGAGACGCACAAAGAAGGAGATTCTTAATGGACCCGGTACACAAACACCTTAGAATTGCCTTACTTGTAGCGGCAGACGCCTACCATAAGATGGAAAAAGACACTCAATGTGCACGTCTTTTGGACGTTTTAGAGAGCACATTACTCTACCTAGCCCTTTATGATGACGAGCTAGACGACACTGATTTACAGGGCATCATTGAATTCTAGGAGGGATTCATGTTTAAAAAGTTACTAGGAGCGCTGCTGATAGCTGGCGCATTATTCGTGGGGGCACCCACTCTACAGGATGTGGCTCGGGATCATGCCATGGTAAGCATGATCGACGACCAAGCCATTACCGACTCAGTCGTTACTGTTCACCGAACAGACGGCGCCTATGGTACTGGATTTTCCATTAGTGAGACGCTGATTGTGACAAACTTTCACGTCGTGCGAGATGGACATACATCCAATACCGAGACTTATGTGTTTGTGCAGACTCGGAACAACCACATGGTAGAGGGTGCAGTAATCGCTAGCAACGAAGCACACGATTTGGCCATTATCCGCATAGCTCCTGGTATTATTACTCAATCGCTCAGATACGACGTTATGATGCCTCTAAGAGGATCTTCAGTCGTCACGGTAGGATACCCTGCCTATGAGGTAGAAGCGACGTCTGCGGGCGTTGTAGGCATGATATACCCTATGAACACGAGCCATAAGGAATGGAACCAGGCACCCAAGTGGAACCTGCGGGCCATAACCACTGACCTAGAAGCACAAGGAGGGGCCAGCGGCAGTCCAGTATTAGATGAGACCGGCACTGTCATTGGAATCTTATTCGCCGGTTCACAGAAAGTTACCCTAGTGGTTCCAGCCTTCTATTTAGATGTGCTGATTAAAGAAGTGATCCCCGACGAGTACAACAGGATAAGGGGCGGATCCTCGGCTCCCCTGGCCGAGTAATCAAGAGCAAGGGGGATTTACATGGAAGCGTGGATATCAACAACAGACGGATACAGTTACCTACTAGAGATAGGTGGACTGATAGATTCAGAGATGGAACTCATACTGACTGAGGCAAAGGTAGACTTCAAGAGCCGGTGGCTAGCGAAGGACATCTGGTCAGTACTCGTTGGCGATGACTTGTTCATCGGACTAACAATGGGTTCATTCGAGGTAGACGGAGATGAGGCAAACATTCGGTTCGAGAAGCCGAGCAAAATGAGATACACATGATACAGGGCAAAATGCGTAGAATTAATTGTCATACACGACCAGCAGCCATTATACTGACGGCTGACCCTAACAACCCAGGATCACTGGTCGCAGACTGCGGAACACACGTACTAGGGAACTTAGATCCCAATGATATGCGCCCAGTCACCAAGTCCTTTATCGGGTACAACGGGGATGTCATGCTACAGGTGGTCACCCATCCGGACCTATCTGTGTATGAATTACCAGAAGACGACCCTAGAAGGCAGGAAGCCGAAGCCGTAGACCGTGTCAGATCGAAACTCCTACACGACACTCTATCCTTCGAGAACAACTGGTCTATGTACTACGACCCAGTACACCAGGCGTTTAGTAATATCTACCACAACCTAGGAACTATCCTAAAGCGCACTGACGTGAAGGTCGGCACCGTAGAAGACCTAAAGACCTTCCTAAATGGGAGACACTTAGTGTTCGTAGGTGGAGGACCATCTGCCGGAAAGAACAAGAAGTTCCTAAAAGACCTAATAGATGACCCCGGTTGTGTGGTTATTGGAGCCGGTAGCGGACTGAGACTGCTGAATAAGTGGGGCATGAGGCCCGATTTAGCATACTCATTTGACCCATATGACGCGCAATATACGGCAGTATTCGCGGATCTAACCCCTGAATTCATCAAAGACCTACCACTATTCACCAATACTGGTCTTAATACGGATGGATTTGATAAGTGGATAGAGCACGGAGGCAACCTAATTCTGAACGGTGGCATACAATCCATGCAGATGTTCAGTAAGATAGACGACCTAACCCACATACGCGATGGACATGTAGGTGTCTCAACGGGGTTCTTGGAACTCTGTAAAGAAGTAAACGCAGCCAGTGCCACCTTAATCGGCCTGGACCTCTGTTTTGAGGGTAATAAGCAGTACGCTGATGACCTCAAGCACGCTAGTTATAAAGAACACAATACCCACGAAAGGGTCAATGGAAAGAAAATACGCACACGAACAACATGGATACTGGAAAGAGATTGGCTTCAAATACAGATTGCCAAGATGGACATCCCAGTATATCGTTGGCCCAATGAGAGACAGAAGTCTCCAGAGTTAGTCCCCGGCATAGGAATTTCGCTACCTGTCGAGGGGGCGCTCAGCGAGCCTCCCTCGGGGACTGTTTCCCGTATACACGGTCAGGGTGTTAATCGCACCCTAACATATAGTAGATCTGATGATAGTACTTATTATGAAGCTGCCTTAAATAAGATAATAGAATATTCAGAGGCTTTCAATAAACTAGATCTACACAACCTGGATATAAACAACATAGCCTATCAGCACGCGGTACACCCCTACCATTATACACAAGAGGGGCAGGTTATGAGAGGTGGCAGGTATAACAAAGAATTGATAGAGGAGATGGCTGGCTTCCATATAAGGAGGTTAGCACACTTAGTAGAGAAGTTAGTTAGCTAGTTAGCTAGATGTTGCTAGAGCTGCTGTCGCTGTGCCCTGACCCGTCCCCTGTCCCCTTAACCCCATTATATCACATTAAACATTAATGTCAAGCATTATTTTCAGTTATGAGTAAATTTTATAAAAAACACAAGGCAAACCGATCAGAATACACTGATTCAGAGATAATGGACGCACTAGACGCGAGCTTCGGCAACATCAATGATGCAGCTAAGCGCATGGGCCTCCACTGCAATACCCTACGTGCTTGGATAAGAAACAGCCCCAGCCTCTCTACATACGTACAATTACTCACTGAGAGCAGGGCAGAAGAAATAGAAACCGTCTTTATGGACATCGTTAGGGCCTCCCGCAACGACCCCGCTATGACTGGCTACGCCATCTCTGCTGGTAAGATCCTCTTAGACAAAATAAAGGCTAATAAGTTAGATGTTAATCACAGTGGTACTATTACTAACGAAATTAGTGACGATGCTAAGGCGAGGCTGAAAGAACTACTAGGCGACTAACCGGAGTCAATCATCTTACATATTAAGAAGTTACGACAACTCCTTCACACAAACCCTAAGAAGGCCAAGGAGATCATCCGCTCGCTAGAGCCAGACGATCAACTTAAGATAGCAAACCATTGGCGCTTCATGTGTAGGTGGGATCAGCTGTGGGGTGAGCCGGAAGACTGGGGGCCATTTGGCATCAAGGTCTACGTACCGGGGCGAGGCTGGGGTAAGACCCACTGCCTGTCGAGGAACGCGGTTGAGTACCTCACCACAAGAGATCGACTGAAGATAGCCGTCATATGCAAACGTACTAGTGATATACACGATATCTGGTTACGTGGTAAGGCAGGCCTGGCGTCCGCGCTACAGGAGATGGGTTACCGTGAGAAGACCGATGGCGGCCCCATACAGGCTGACCAATACGTAGTTAGGCGGACCACTGACGGTGGTAGCATAGAGATGGCCAACGGATCGTTAGTGCGTTTCTACACCGCAGGTTCAGGAGCTGAGTCCCTCAGGGGAAAGGAGTTCCACCTCGTACTGCTCGATGAGATCTTAACGTGGTTTGAGCATGAGCAAGGAAGAGACAACAAGATCATGGAATGGTGGGAACAGATCCTTACCGTTACCCGAATTAGAGGTCGTGTGGGCGTAGTAGTTGCCAGCACACCAACCCCATGCCGACTACTCAGAACCTTCATAGACCTAGAGAAGAACAACAAGATAACCATAGTACGGGGCAGCACCTACGACAATCCCTATCTGGATGAGGTGTATATAGAATCCCTAGCAGCAGCCTTCGCCTCAGAGACTAGGCGACGACAGGAGCTGTACGGTGAAGTCAGCTGGGATGTACCTGGTGCTTTGTGGAACTGGGAGATGATCCAAGTGGTGGACTCTCTGCCAGATGATATCATACGAACTATAGTAGCGGTTGATCCCGCAGTATCCAATAACCCCGATAGCGATGAGACGGGGATCGTGGTGGCAGCAAAGTCCCATGACGGGCTTATCTACGTCATCGCAGATGAAACACAGAAAGCCTCAACGGCTCAATGGGCAAAGCACGTAGTGAAGACCTACCATAAGTACGAATGTGACATGGTAGTATACGAATCCAACCAAGGTGGCGACCTCGTTAAAGACGCATTAAGGTCGGTAGATAGAACTCTACCACTTAAGGCAGTGCGGGCCAGCAAAGGTAAGTACAGCCGCGCAGAGCCGATAGCCGCTCTGTATGAACAAGGTAAGGTCTTTCACCTGGGACACCTACCTATATTAGAAGAGCAAATGACCGGGTACAGTCCAGAGTTAGTGCGGCGCTCGCCGGACCGACTAGATGCGTTGGTGTGGGCCGTACATGAATTAAATCCTCGTCGTAAGTACGAGATAGTATTTGGGTAACAAATGAGTATATGGAATAACATCTACAAGGCCGTATTTGGCCCACCAGCTAAGGATCCAGCCGGAGCCTCCTTCATTGGAACGGCCCGTGAACGCTTTAACCTAGGCGGCACGAGCGACTTTGAGACGTGGGTTGACGAGGCATTCAAGCAGAATGAAACGGTTAATGGCGCCTTGATGTTGATTTCCAGTGCAGTATGTGAAGCCCCACTAAAGGCCTACGACCCAGAGAGTGATGAGCCACTACCGAAGTCCGCCATTCAACAGTTACTACAGCACATTAACCCCATTGATACGCAGAAGCAGTTTATTAAAGAGCTGATCCTGCACATGTACCTAGGGGATATCGGCTACATTGAAAAGGTACGCGACAGGAAGGGTCGAGTGACTGAATTACGGTTACTGCGGCCCGATCTCATTTCTGTGGACGCTGATCCCAGAGAGTTCATCACTGGGTACATCTACCGTGTAGAGAACAAGGAGTTCCGCCTACCGGCCCAGGATGTCATACGTATCCCATTCATTGACCCCATAAACAAGTTCTACGGCTTTAGCCCCCTTAAGGCTCTTGCCCGACGTATCGACGCAGATACCGAAGCCACTAACCACATGATGCGCCTCCTGCAGAACCGTGGTCAGCCAGGCATTGCCATCACCATACCAGAGCAAATCACCAGAGAAGAGAAGCAAGACCTAGTTCGTATGTGGAACGCCCGCTACCGGGGTCAGAACTTCGGGGATACCGCCGTACTAGACGGTAACATGACGGTAGAGAGCATCGGATACGATCTTAACCAACTAGACTTCACTAATCAGGTAAACCTGTTTGAATCCAAGATCCTAGCCGCCCTGCGTATCCCACCTCCTGTGTACCAATCAGTTAGTGGACAGAGCAACAGTACATACAATAACATGCGTGAGGCCAATAAGCAGTTTTGGTCACAGTGCATTCGCCCCCTGATGGGAATGATTGAAGATGTACTCAACGCGGATATGGACCTGACCGAGAACGGCTTGACCAGTATCCGCTTTGACTTGTCTGGGGTAGAGGCCCTACAAGAGGAGCAAGACGCTAAGTCCTTGAGGGCTAGGGATGACTTCCAAGCAGGTGTCATCACACTCAATGAAGCCAGACTGTGTGGTGGTTTCGACGAAGTGCCCGAGGGAGATCAGTTCAAAAGAGACTTTGCCCCCGATATGAGTGGTTTGTTTGGGTCCGATGAAGAGGAGCCAGAGGAAGAAGAGCCCGAAGAGGAAGAGAAGTCCGAATCCAGTGATGAAGTAGAGATAGATGCAGAGGATCTCTTGGATCTTATCGATAAACGCGTTTTAAAGGCCCTTGACGGGCAAAACGATCCTTCAGAGACTATAAGTACCACTAAAGACGAAATGCCCGTAGAAGCCGATTCTGTGAGTTCTAAGGGGATTAACGATATACTGGCTAGACAACTAAGCCTAGCGCTGGCAAGAGCCAGTCTAGCAGATAAGTACCTAGCCCGCACGATGCGGATGGCCAGCAAGCATTTGCAAAAGCAACTTAAAGACGCAGAGAAACTACTCGGATCCAAGGAGAAGCACTCCCTTAAGTCCTTCGATGAGTCGTCCATGCGCCGCCAACTACAAGAGCTAAGCGACGCCTGGAAGGAAGCCTTGGCCGAAGATGCCCAAGGGATCCTCGGAGATGTCATGGGAAGATCTATCATCTCTAGTGCTAAGGGTGTGGGTGTGGATATAGCCATAGACTCCGACGCCGTTACCCGAGCCATACGGTCATCCGTATATAAGTTCGCAGATAGGGTAGCCACCGTCTCCCATAAGAAGCTACAGGGAGTGTTCGATCTCGCCAGAGAAGAAGGACTGTCCATCAGAGAGACTAAAAACCACATTAGAGCACTGTCCGACCAATGGGACGACGTACGCGCTACCATGATTGCCCGCACAGAGACTACGCGGTTCGTACACAAGGGGGCCATAGAGGGCTACCAGGCAAGTGGTGTAGTGCAGGCCATGCAGTGGTCAGCCATACTGGACCAGAGCACTAGTGGTATTTGCAATGAGCTAGACGGAAAGATCGTCGCTTTAACCGATGCGTTCGTGAACGTAGGGGACCCAACGGAGAGCAAAATCAACCTAGACTATACCGGTGGTGGAGTGGAGTACCCGCCAGCACACCCCAACTGCCGCAGTACCGTGTTACCTATCACAGTACAGGGAGCATCTGAAGATACTCCTCACGCCTTTAGTCAGAAAGAATTAGATCAAGTAAGAGAGTATAAAGATGAAAGACAAGCAACAAAAGGCGACGGAGCTTCCGGACAACCTAATTGTGAAGAATGCTGCGAAGGGCATTGAGACAATTGAAGGGTTTGCTGCCGCGTTTAACAATGTGGATTCTCACGGAGACGTCATTCGTCCCGGTGCGTTTACCGCAACCATAGAAGCCATTAAAGACCGTCCCATCGGGCTGTTTGCTTCGCACAACCATAATGATGCCAAAGAGCTAATGGGTACCATCACACACCTGGAGGAGCGCCAGTTCGGCCTATACTTTAGGGCTGATATATCACAAGCACCTAGTGCACAGGACATTGCTATCAAAGCCAGAGAGGGGCACCTCAATGAAGTCTCTATAGGGTTTATCCCACGGGAGACGGACGTCATTGAGATGGACGACGGTAGGAGAGTTCTAGAGATAAACGAGATAGAGTTGATAGAAATATCACTAGTAACCAGGGCTGCGAATCCGTTAGCCCAAGTAACCCTTGTCAAACAGGAGACACCTATGAGTGACCAAGTGGACAACAAGGAGCCAACGGAGATCGAACAGAAGTCGGCCCCTGAACTAAAAGAAACCAAACCAGCAGCCCAAGAGGTTAAGCAAATGGACGAAAAGAACATGAACGATGAGCTAATGGAAAAACTAAATTCCATGGAGACTCAACTAAAGCGACTAGACGAGTTTGACAAGTGGATGAGTCAGCCTCAGCCTAAGACAGCCGTCGACACTACCGGTGCCCAAAAGCACACGAACGAGCATGAGATCGACCTCAAAGACGAGGGCGACTACGAAATGTTTTACAAAGCATTACAAGATCCTAACAAGTTTGCAATGGAATATAAGGAACTCTCTACTCTAGTTGATAGGGATGGTGGTCTTCTTGTTCCTGAGCGCATGATGGATGAGATCAAGAAAGAAAGAGATCGTCTAAACAAGCTTGGTGGACGAGTAAGAGTTGTGCCACTAGGCGATGCTCGTAGTCTATCACTACGTGACTTCGACTGGGAGCCATCAATTGCTGAGTTCCACGAAGGTGACACTCTGACTGTTACGGATATCGCTGATATCTTCAACAAGAACGAGCTAATCCCACAGGACTACAGCATCTTGTTCAAAGTTACTGATAAGCTAGAAAGAAAGGCTGGTGCAAACCTAATGCCTCTACTTCTACAGAGAGCTGCTCGTAACGCGTTTAACGACCAAGACGATCGTATCATGACCGGTACTGGTTCTAACCAGCCACTCGGTATTGTTACACTGCTAGACAACCTAGCCT